TGAAAGGTATAGCCAAGAATTTGGTTTACGCCGTGGTTCCTACTCAACCATTTAAATGCATGGTTATGCGACTTACGTGCCTTAAGGGTAATAAGTATGTTGTCAACAATCATTGCATTCCTCAACAGACTGGAGTCTCAACTATGCGTATCAGGCAATGTAATAGCTCGGGTGGTATCTCTTCTGATATTAATGTGAGTTTCACTGAATCTGATGTCGTTCGTTATCCCAAGACTGATCTCTGTATCATCACTCTGAATCAGATGCCTCCTAAAAAAGGCATCATGCAATATATACCAGAGAGCGATATTAATGTTGCTTTTGATGGTATTCAGGCTAAAAGGGATCTTACTGGTGAAATAACTCATATGAGTCTGAAGAGAATTCGTACTATTCGCCGACCAGTTAAACTCCCCGGTTTCGATGATATAGTCATTAATTCCGTTCCGGAGTTTATGTCTGAGAATGGTGATTGTGGTTCACTCATTATTGGTGATACTCCTAAGGGATATATTATACTTGGTATTCATGCTTTGCGTCACAACAAAGTACATGAGATCATAGGTGTTCCCCTTACAAAGGATCGTCTCAATGTTGGTGATGAGATTGGTGTTTCCGCACCACTTTTATCGTCTCAGTCTAAGGAGCGTAATTTGTTGCCTTTGCATCCCAAATCGGTATTTCGGTATATTGATAAGGGTTCCTGCAATATTTTTGGTTCCTTTGATGGTTTTCGGCCCACACCAAAATCTATGGTTACTATCACTCCTATGTTACCATTTCTTTCTCCGCATGGTTATAAAGTTAAATACTTTAAGCCTATTATGAGAGGATGGAAGCCTTGGCGAATAGCTGCTATGGATATGGTTGAACCTGTGACTCACTTTCGAACAGATGTGTTAGAAAGTGTTAAGTTTGAGTTTTGGGAGGATATTCGTTCACGAATAACTCCTGAGCAACTTGATTCTATCCATGTTCTTGATGATTTCACAGCTCTGAACGGGGCTTGTGGTGTTAAGTTCATTGATAAAATGAATACAAAAGCATCAGCAGGCAACCCGTGGAAAAAGAGCAAGGAATATTTTCTTGAGCCTTTGGAGGAACAGCGTGGCTATCAGAACCCACTTGCTGTGAATGAAGAAATTCAGTCTCGCATGGATGATATGCTTCGGCGATATCTCGAAGGTGATAGGGTTTATCCCAACTTTTGTGCTCATCTCAAGGATGAACCAGTTTCCCTT